ATTGTCGGTAATACTAACATTAAGCTTATCATTAACAACCAAAAATTCGAGTGTAAAGCGTCCATCTGACAGTTCTCCTAGATATTTATTTACTAAGCCTTCTAACTCTTTTACTAAACTTTCTATTTTATATGCAATAAGACCGTTTGTGCTAAAAGATTTCTTTAATATTTCTAAATTTGTTTCTACAATTTGTTGTTTATTAACAGTTTTTTCATACTCTAATTTTTCTTGTTGAAACTGCGAAGTTTGTTCTTGAATAATTTGGATTCTCGTATTGCTTTTTGTTCGTCTTTCATTTTCTGCTGCTGTTGTAGCCATCTTGGTTTTACAGGTTTGTAATGTTCCTTGCAATACTTGTATACTGTTTTCGAGCTTGTCTTTATCCAAGAAATCACTTTGCAAATCCTTATCCACACTCCGAAAAATATCTTCCCACTCTTTAATCTCACTGGAAACTCTTGTATGCTCTGCATTCTCAGATTTAATGGATTTAATTCGTTGTTCCAACTCATCAGCTTTTTCCTTTGCTACTTTCTTCTTTTCGGCAGCTTCGTCTACCATGCTTGTTTTAATTCTATAACTAATAGGTTGTTCACATGTTGGACATTGCTGATCTAACGCCTCTAGTTTATCTACTATTTTTGTATTTTGTAGAACTTCTGACTCAAAACTGTGCTTGTCTTTGAGTAAGTTTTCATACGGTCTATATTTAGCAGTAGAATTCTGTAGCTTAGTTATTGGTATACTTTTTAACAATTTCTTATATTGATTATTTTTTAGAATTTTTTTATTTTTTTCAGAGATATTTTGAAGTTCTATCATTAAAGACCGTAAAGTTTTTTCATCTTCAGATGTATCAATTTCTAAATTTAACATAGGAAGTACATTGGTATCTTCTAAAATATTATTTTCTAACCATTTTAACACTGTGGCTAACTTACCTGATATTCCTATTTTTTCATTTACTTGCTCTTTATGTGCTTCTTTGAAAACTTCAAATAAATTTACATACTTTTCTAAGTGTAACAAATCAATAAGAAATTTTTTACGGTTAGTATCTGTAGCCGTTAAAAACTGTAAACTTGCATTTGTACTTTGGTAAACAAGTTGAGAAAATGTCTTAAAGTCTACCCCTAAAATATCTTGAAGAGTTTTATATGTATTTGTAGCCGTGTGACTAGATATATCTTCACCATCTTTTAGTAATTTAAGTTTTACTGTGTTCTTACGGTTTACTTCTACCTCGTAAAAACATAGGTCTTTTGTAAAAGACAAATAAATACTATACCCATTGTCCACATAACGATTTGCAATGTCAGCTTTTTTAATTCCTTTTGAGTTTTTATTGTACAAAACTTCTTCTATAATTAAAGGTATAGATGACTTACCTGTGCCATTCGTTCCTATAATTTGAGTAAGTGTTGTTGAGCTTAAGTCTAGCTCATTGCCTTCTCCATAACTAAAACAATTATCCCATTTCAACTTTTGCAGTGTAATCATTAAATAGTCCTATAATATCAGGTATTTTTTCGTCATTTATTTCTAGTACATTTTTTAAGTAGGCATAAAGCTCGTCTGCAACTGTCATATCTTTATCAAGAACTAAAGAGGCTTCATTGCTTCTTATTACTACTTTTTTATCTAATAAATCTGAATTTTTTATACTTGCTAAATCTTGTATATCACCTTCTATTTCATATATTGTATGATGAAATTTAGTAGCAATCATTTCATCTGGGTTACGTACTGTTTTTCGTAGTAGCTGAGGAAGATCAAAAGCTTTCCATTCCCATTCCCAAGATTCTGGGTTTATTAACATATACCCTGTAGTAACTTCACTACGATGAAAAGAAGTAGTCATAGGACTACCTGGATACACAATATTACGCTGACAGTTAGAGTGAGCATGTAAATCTCCTGCAAATACTACAGGAAAGTCTTCAAATAAGTCTAAGTCAACTTCCGGTTTTACATGCGGAGGTATCTCTCCTCGAACATGAGTAAACAAAGGCATACGAGTATTAAAATGCTCTATACTACCTTTACGATGTAGATCAGCATAAGGTAGTATTCCATAACCTAAGTCTTGGTCTATATATGATATATCTACTACATTTATGAGAGGATTGATATCTCTAGATACTTGTTTTAATTGTGTAAAGAATGTTTTATTTTTTCTAGTAGCTTCATGATTGCCGTCATAGATAACTGTTGGAATCTTTACTTTCCGAATAAACGAAAAGTAAAGCTCCAGTTCTTCCATATTTGGTAAACGGTCAAACAAGTCACCACCGATAATATGCATATTGCATTCTTTTTCTAACGAATATACTTCGTTAAAGAAAAGATTATAACGATTAATAGCCCAAGAAACTGGAACATTTTTCTGTCCCAGTTTAATGTGCCAGTCGGCAGTAAATAAAATCATTAACTAAATTCAGCTTCTAACTCTTCATCTACATTTGTAGATGTTCCGCGTAGACGGTCAAGAAGCTCTCTTTGAGCGTCAGGCGTTGGACGTGCCATAACATCGTCCATAGACTTAAGATTTAAAACCAACTCCATTTCAGCTTCTGAAAGTGCTCGATGCTTGCACTTGAGTACCTGCAATTGATACTCTACATTATATGGTAGAGGTCCAGTCTTTACTCGCTTGAACTTTACATCCCAGCCATTTACGGGATCAGTTGGATCTCCTAAATCTTCTGCGGCAGTAATAATCTGCTCCCACAGCTTCTTCTTTAGATTTACAACTTTTACTGCACCACTATCAATGCACTGAGTAGCATAGCTCCAGCCACACTTAAGATCGGGATAGTACTCACGAACCCAGTCTTTCTCTTTGTTATTAAAACGCTCTTCGTTACGATCAAACGATAGACATTCTAGAGGGATATCTTTTTCGTTTTCACCCTTTACCCAATATACATATCGAGCTAAAATGTCACCTACAAGACGAAACTCCATGTCTCCATCGCGATATTGAAAACTATTGATTGAGGATTTTTGAGCAGATCCTTTCTGCTTATTAAATGATATAGCCATTAGTGTATAATCTCCTGTGGAACTTCTTCATATTTAAAATGTATATAATTTTTTTCAATACGAAGTAGTTTATTTTCGTTTATTGTTTCTAGTTCTACCGGTAATCTGATGAGATCTAGTGTTATCTTTTTTGTTGCTTTATAATCTGATATGCTACGCAATGCTGAAAGTGCATAGTATATAGATAGGTCTCTTTGACTGTATTTATAAGTATTAAATAGTAAAATATCAGGATGAATTAAAAAGTTTCTTCCAATAAAATTTACTTTGGAATACTTATAGAGTGGGTCGAATTTATTTTTTGGAATACGTTTTGTAATAATCATTTCCATGATTTGATTACATATACAAATATTTCCCTCTGCTTTATCGTAAACCTTAGTCCAATCAAAAAGTAACATATATTATACTCAATTTTATCATTTTTGTCAAGAAGTATTTTTTAAATGTACTTCATGTTATAGCCTTGCTTTATGTAGTACCCAGAACGATTAGCAGCTTGTTTTCTGGCAGTATTTCCTTTCAAATGAATGTCTATTACTACAGGGTCAATTTTTCCTTCTTTTTTTCTTATTACTCTACCAATTAATTGAGTAAGTAATGGCTCATTATTAACAGGTGTTCCTAGTATGAGACAACTAAGCGTATCAACAGAGATACCTTCTGAGAATATTGACTGTGTACCATACAGTACGTTTTTATCTCCATAAAGTATCTTATCTACTAGCTTTTCTCTATCTTCATGAGGAACTTCTCCTGTTACACATATTGCACTATCTCCTGTTAGATTTGCACAGTTTTTTAAAAATTGAACTCTATCACTGACTACTAATACTTTATGCCCTCTTGCGGCGTAGGCCGCTGCCAGCATAGAAACAGTATGAATATATTCTTGATCGTTTGTAAGGGCAGTCACTCTATTTGCCCAAGGAGTTCTTGCACCATCTTGAAAACGTATTTCAGAAGGTACTACATGAATTGTTGGAATCATATAATTCTCTTTTGGAGGTTGAAATACTTTATTACCAAAATAATCACGAAATACTACGTGCTTACCGTCTTTTCTTTCTATTGTTCCTGATAATCCTATTTTATACCTGCAATAATTGCTATCAATAATACGACTAAAGGTAGGACTGCTAACGTGGTGCATCTCGTCGAGTATAATTGTGCCAAAAACTTTCTTGATTTTTTCAAGATTTCGATAAAGAGTCTGGGTATTTCCAACAACAATAGGCCCAGAAACGTCCCAATTACCACTCCCGATAATGCTAGCATTAATTCCAAAAACTTTTCCTACTTCCTTAGCCCACTGATTTCTCAGAGCGACAGTATGTGTTACGATTAGCGTTTTTTGACCTAGCTTTGCTGCAATTGCTAGTCCTGTAAAAGTTTTACCCCAACTTACCCATGCGTTAATAATTGCATTATCTTTAATTTCATCATAAACTTCTTGTTGGCTATTTCTCAAATCAAATTTAAACTCAGGAAACTCTAAGGGTACATATATTCTTTTATCTATTATTTCATAGCCTGCAGGTATCAAGTCTACTCTGCCAACTGGTATAGATATTAAACCATTTCGTATAATTGCCATGTTAGCAAGCACTTGAGGCGGATCTAAAGGATTATGTGATGGAATAACATATGTTAGTTCTTTGTCTATTTTATCCTGCACACTTGTAGTACAATCCATATAAATACGATTACTTAATATTGCTTTCACCTTACAAATTCTTCTATCATAGGAAATACTGTACTTATTACTGTTGCACATTCTCTAGCTATATCCATATGCTCTT